AAATGGGAAAAAGAAAACGAAGAAAAGGACAAATTAAACAAAGCGATTAAAAATATTGCAACCAAAAACATACGTCTTATACCTAAATGGAGAGAAACAAACCCTGAATGCATTCATAGTGAATCTAATAAAAGCGACCAGTATAATGATATTATTATACATTCGATGGATACAGACAAAAGTAGCAATCAAAAAATCATTACAAATATTGCAAAGGAAATCAAAATAGACAAGGAAAACACAGTTCTTTAAATGGGTTACGCAATTTATTATATAGCGTCTTTAAATGGGTTACGCGATTTATAGTCCTTTAAGTAGGTTACGCGATTTATATTTCTTTAAGTAGGTTTTCGTATCTTATTTTGGATACTTTTCCGGTTTTTCGTAAGCATTCTTAAAAAAATTGAAATGCTTTCTTCAAACAACGACGAAGATAAAATGACGAAGATAAAATAATATGGATTCGCAAAAACTGAAAAAACAGAAAAGATTATATCGGTGGAAGAAAAATAAGTACGCTAACAAACTTTGTACCATATTACCACTATTATGTGATGATGCGATAAATGTTGTGTTATCATTTTTAGGGATGAATATAGCGCAGCTAAAAAATAATTACAAATTACAAATTTATAAAAATCTAACTTGTAGTGTAAAAAGTGTATGCGAAAAAATAAAATTGAGATTGATTGATTTCATAAAAAAATTATCGGTTTGTGAAATGATACAGTTTGGACAATTTTGTCTTACACATAAAATTTTAGAAAATTATCGATCATACGCGTGCTATAGGGGTGAAAAAGATTATGATTGCTCCCTAATGACAATAAGTATTTTAATTGAAAAACATACAGAAATGAAACAAAAGCAAATGAAATGTTCTGTGTTTCATTCGTTTTTAGAGGCATGTCAAAGACAAATAGTAAAATTTTTATATAGTGACGTGTGCGAACTTACAAAAAAAGAAGCTTGTATTGTAGAAGAATATATTACACCGAGCAAAATAAGATGAATTTGTCATAGTAGATTTCAATTACCAATTGCTTAACAACTCGTCTAAATCGGTGTCTTCGTGTAAATTTTCAACTAAATAAGCATGTGAGTACCTCTTTCTGATTTTAGGTTCTCTTATTTTTACCCATAACAAATCTCTGAACCGTTTTTTAAATTTCAAACAATAGTACAAATACCGAAACTGGTTTAGAACTCGCATTTTTTTGTTTATGTGTTTATCACCTATTATTTCATAAATGGGGTTATCATGATAACATATTCGTACATTTTCATTCAAATGCAAAGAAGTCAATCGATTGTTAGAACAATATAATCTTTGTAAAGTTTCGGGCAAATGTAAAGAAGACAATCGGTTATTATGACAAGATAATTCTCGTAAATTTTCATTCAAATGCAAAGAAATCAATAGATTACAATTACAATATAATTTTTTTAAATTTTTATTCAAATGTAAAGAAGTCAATCGATTATAATTACAATGTAACATTTTTAAGTTTTCTGTCTGCAAAGAAGTCAAACGATTATTATAACAATATAATTTTTCTAAATTTTCATTCAAATGCAAAGAAGACAACTGATTGTTATAACAATATAATGTATATAAATTTTTATTCAAATGCAAAGAAGTCAATCTATTATATCCACAATCTAATATTTCTAAATTTTCATTCAAATATAAAGAAGACAAATGATTATAAGAACAATTTAATTTTTTAAGGTTTTTAAACCTTGTTACATCAAGATTTTTTATACCTTTATCAGAGACATTAATTTCTTCTATATCGTCTGGCAAAGAATCTAATTCAATATTGAACATTTTTGGTATGTGTTTTTGTATTATGTTTTGTATTATAAAAAAAATTCAATTTTTTATAATATTTATAATATTTAAAAGCTACCAATTGTGTAACAATTCATCCAAGTCTGTATCTTCATGTAAATTTTCAATCAAATAAGCATGCGAGTATTTTATTCTAATTTTTGGCTCTCTTATTTTCACCCATAATACATCTCTGAACCGTTTTTTAAATTTCAAACAATAATACAAAAGACGAAAATTGGTTAATACCTGCATTTTTTGTTTTATTATATTTTTATCGTTGGTGTTTATTATTTCATAAATTGGGTTATTATTATAAATTATTGTTAGTAATTTTTCATTCAAATGCAAAGAAGTCAATTGATTATTAATACAATATAATTCTTCTAATTTTTCATTCAAATTTAAAGAAGTCAATTGATTATTACCACAATATAATATTTGTAGATTTTCATTCAAATGTAAGGAAGTCAATTGATTATTATAACAATATAATATTTGTAGATTTTCATTCAAATGTAAGGAAGTCAATTGATTGTTATTACACTGTATTGTTCGTAACTTTTCATTCAAATGTAAAGAAGTTAATTGATTATAATCACAATATAAATATTGTAAATTTTCATTCAAATGTAAATAAGTCAATTGATTACTATTACAAAATAATTTTTGTATTTTTTCATTCAAATGTAAAGAAGTCAATTGATTATTATAACAAGATAAATATTGTAAATTATCATTCAAATGCAAAGAAGTCAATAGGTTATTATTACAATATAATACTTGTAAATTTTCATTCAAATGCAAAGAAGTTAATTGATTATTAGAACAATATAATGTCTCTAATTCTTCATTCAAATGTAAAGAACTGAATTGATTATTAGAACAATATAATTTTTTTAAAGTTTCGGGCAAATGTAAAGAAGTCAATTGATTATAACAACAATATAATATTTGTAGATTTTCATTCAAATGTAAGGAAGTCAAACTATTGTGTCCACAATCTAACATTTCTAGATTTATAAACCTTGTTACATCAAGATGAGTTAAACTTTGACTTGATACAACAATTTCTCTTATGTCTTCTGGTAAAGAATCTAATTCAATAATGGACATTTGTTTTGAATGTATTTTTTATTCAAAAACAAATCAATTTTTTTATAGTTTTTACAGTTTTTACAAGTTACCAATTGCTTAACAACTCATCCAAATCGGTGTCTTCGTGTAAATTTTCAACCAAATAAGCATGAGAGTACTTCTTTCTGATTTTTGGCTCTCTTATTTTCACCCATAACAAATGTCTGAACTGTTTTTTATATTTCAAACAATAATATGAATACCGAAAATTATTTAATACTTGCATTTTTTGTTTTATTATGTCTTTATCGCTGTTTTGTATTATGTAGTATATTGGATTCTCATTATAAACTATTGTTTGTAATTTGTCATTCAAGTGTAAAGAAGACAACAGATTATTATAACAAAATAATTTTTCTAAATTTTCATTCAAATGTAAAGAAGTCAATTGATTAAACGAACAACATAAATAATTTAATTTTTTATTCAAATGTAAAGAAGACAATCGGTTATTAGAACAATAAATTGTTTGTAAATTTTCATTCAAATGCAAACAAGTCAAACGATTAGTATAACAATACAATAATTCTAATTTTTCATTCAAATATAAAGAAGTCAATCGGTTATTAGAACAAGATACTTTTTCTAATTGTTCATTCAAATGTAAAGAAGTCAAATGATTATTAGAACAAAATAATTTTTCTAATTGTTCATTCAAATGTAAAGAAGTCAAATGATTATTAGAACAAGATAAAAATTTTAATTTTTCATTCAAATGTAAAGAAGTCAATAGGTTATTAGAACAGTTTAAAATTTGTAAATTTTCATTCAAATGCAACGATGACAACTGATTATCATAACAATTTAATATTTTTAGATTTTTAAACCTTGTTACATCAAGATAATTTATACCTTTATTGGATACGTCAATTTCTTCTGTATCTTCTGGTAAAGAATCCAATTCAATATCCATTCTTGTATTTAGTGTTTTATTTTTAAATTCTTTAGACATTTTCTCATTTCAAACACTTATTTATTAATTAAAAAACACGTAATAATATATGGAGGATTTTTCCCAAAAAATGTTAGAGGATTCTGGTAAATTAAAAACTCGGTGTGCAGGTTTAAATACAGAAATTAATCGCCTGTTAGAAGCACATAAAGCGCTTCCTCCTGATAAAAAGAGAAATGAATACAACAGAATGATGAATATAATAGATAACAAAATGAATGAATCAAACAGAGAAATTACATATTTAGTAACATCGCAAAAAGAAATTAATAAAAATATTAGTGATACAATTGATTGTTATAACAAAATTGGAGAAGTGTTACAAAATTTTATAAAGCTTTACAATACTGCACGTGTTGGAACTCTTGAAGGCTTATCGCGTCAAGCAGTTAGAAATTACAAGATTCCTGCAAATGATAGTATGACCGCCGAGATTCTAACTCAGCAATATACAGAGCCCAGCGGAGGTAAAAAGAGCAAAAAAAGACGCGTGCAAAAAAAACGTACTAGAAGTCATAAATGAAAAAGTATATAAAATTTTGAACATTTTATATTACGATTTACTTATTTACGGAATTTGGAATAAAAAATTGAAATGCTTTTTCGGGTTCCTTTAAATTGTATCTAAAACAGAATGACAAAGACATCCAAAATGATACGCGAGTTAAGCTGGGGAGATAGTAGTAATTATTTTATAAAGTTAATGGAGCATGAATTAACGAATGAACGTAATGGCACGAAAACAATATATTATTCGATTGAATTTATGTCTCCGGGTATTGAATTTCTATGTAAAAGGTGTGAGACGACGTCTAGCAGTTGCTGTCGTTGTGAAGGCAGAAATCGTGCGAAAAACTTGATAGATAATCCTACGTTGTTGGTTGGTAAACATATCAAAGATATGAATGATATTTTTGATAACATGTCAGAGCAGTTGGATGATATTCGTGTTATGAATAGGCCCACATTTATAAAGTGGATAGAAAAAAGCATTCAACATTTCAAAGAAGTCTCTCTATTTTGTGAATACATTACTTTGTGAAAAATGTAAAAATGAAATACCATTTTCTCAACCTCAACGGCCGATACGCATGCATAAATAATTCTAATAATTTTAAAAAATATTATATTTTTCTTTTATCCATCCAGATAAGATACACAATTCACAAGTCAAAAAATCATCATAAAATTTTTGTATATCAAAAAATTGCGGTTTTTTCATTTTACCGGTTTTGAAATAAATGTAATTCCCCTTTTTACTTTTTCTTATACTAATATTTTCAGATACTTTTCTTAGAATATTACTTCCTTCCTGCAAAAACGGCTCTACTTCTTCAAACGCGATTGATTCGGGAGGACGGTTTCCAAACTCTTTCAACGTCTTTGAATTAGCCCCCCAAGTAACATACAATCCAAATTTCCCCTTTTTGATTGTAACGACTTGGTCCTCATACCTTCCCAAAACGCATTCCTTATCGGGATTATCCGACTCTGCCTTGGTCTTGGTCGCGGTCTTGGTTATTTCTTCCAATCTGTATTCGCCGTTTTCTAATTTATTCATATCCAAATCCAAATCTGTATTCGCAGGAATGAAAATATTCGTTTCTGTGCATTTAATGACTGGACCATATTTGCCAACAATATATTGATGGTTTTCGTCAATTTTGTATTCTTGTTTGGATGTACCAATTGCATCTACTAATTCCGTAATTTGCTCATTACACCCGCGACACAATTTCTCTCTACATTCTTCACCACGAGAAATTTTATCAAGTGCATCTTCCATTTCCTTTGTGTATTCATAATGAAATAAAGAATGAAAATTTTTTTCTAAAAAATGCATAACAATAATTCCCAAAGGTTGAATGACTAATTTGCCCTTTTCATTCCCGAATTCTCTCTTGGATTCTATTTCGGATATTTCCCCTTTTTCTAATTCATAATCTAGACATGTAATCGTTTTCCCTTTGATATCTTGTTTCTTCACATATTCTCTTTCTTGTATTTTATCTACTAACATGGAAAATGTAGATGGTCTTCCTATTCCTTTTTCTTCCAATAACTGCACAAGTCTTGCTTCTGTATAATGACTCTTTGTATTTATAGTCACTTTTGAAAACACTCTTTGATAAGGAATAGAACCGTTCTTAATGTTTTGTAGATAACTATATTTCTCTTCTTTTTGAAATTTATTTTGTACAATCTGCCATCCAGAAAAATGTAGTTGTTCGCTGGTATAATAATACGCGCATTTTTCAGGTGATGTTATTTCTGCTTTAATACTAAAATAAATCGCAGAAGCCATGCAACTTTCCAAACTATTTTCCCAAATCATTCTATACATTTTTTTTTGTTTGTTGTCCATTTCAGGAAGTTCTTTAACTAAAAGGTTGGTTGGACGTATGGCTTCATGAGCCGTGTCTGTTTTTGTATTTGTTAAAGAATCTATATCTTCATGTAAATAAGATTCGTCATATGTTCGTAATATAAACTTTTTAGCTGTATCTACAAAGTCTGGACTATATTTTTTACTATCTGTTCTCATATAAGTAATATACCCGGCTTCATATAAGGTCTGACATATACTCATCGTTTCTTTAGGAGAGAAATGAAACTCATTACTCGCGGTTTGTTGTATTCGGGAAGTGGTAAAAGGTTCTGGACATGACTTTTTTACTTGACGCGGAAGACTAACGGAATACATATGGTTAAAATCCGCCGTTTTGTCTAAAAAATCAACCACTTCAAAAGAGTCTAATTCTTTATTTAACTCAAAAGGAATACATAAATTAGTGAAATAGCCGGTCGTTTTATAAACCTTTTTCTCCTCTGTGTTTTGAATAGCCAGATGATTGTCGTAAATAATTTTTAAAGCAGGGGTTTGACATCTGCCGGCAGAAAGCGGTTTTTTTGATTGAGCGGAAATACATTTCCATAAAACTGGAGTGATACGAAATCCTACTAATAAATCAAGTATTTGTCTTGTTTGTTGCGCTTCTACAATATTCATATTAATTCTTTTGGGATGCATAATGGCATGTTGTAAGGCAGTTTCGGTGACTTCGTGAAAGATAATTCTCTCTGTTTTTTCAATAGGCAGTTTAAAAAGCTGACAAATATGCCAGGCGATAGCTTCTCCCTCACGGTCATCATCGGTTGCTAAAATAACTTCATCGGATTCTTGTATAGCTTTTCGTAATAATTCTATTTGTTTTCTTTTAATAGAATTATCTATGATGTTGTATTTACATTCAAAATTTTCATCAATTTGTTGGAGAGAAGACAATTCTCTCAAGTGACCAAAACTAGCTAGACATTTATAACTAGAGCCTAAATATTGTTCTATTTTTTTGCATTTGGCTGGTGATTCAACGATAACTAATTTTTTAGTGAGTGTAAATTTAGGCATTATATAAATAAGCGAAGTTGTGTTTAAGTATTTTTTATTAACATTTAAATTGCGCAAAGGTGTAAATCTTCAGATTGTAAAAACGAGTTCATCTTCTAAATATATTTTGGTAATTTCAAATGAATTTATTTCACCAGTTGCATGAGCTTCTAAATTTAAAACTTTTAGACTAACACAAGAATGTAAAACAACATAATTATCCATATAACAAACATAACAAACAAAACGATAACCATCTTCATACCCTTCGTAGGGTGTAAAACCAAAACAACGTTCAACTGGGTAAATATTGTTTTCTTCTGTAAAAGTTATCATCATATACGATTCTATTACTAGATTATTTTGTATCTCATTAAATACTAATTTATACGGAACATTCGGTTTGGGAGAAAACATATTATAATCGTATAATATGTATCTATTTTTTGTTTTAATTCGTTTTTACACAACTTAACGTGACATTTGTTTGAATTGTTTCCAGGATACGTTGAGATGTTCTTTTTTAGGTTCAATATCAGTCTGATTTAATTTATCGGCTTTTCTTAAAGCACTATCTATGTAAAGCTCTTTTAATAAAGTACCAATAGTAAAAGAGGCCTCGTGTTGATCTAGCTCACCCTCTTCTATACTTTGCAGCACTTCTACAAATTTAAACAATATAGACAAATCAATTTCGTCTTTTCTTATTTTGTTGTAAATTTCGGTGTAATAAGTAAACATAAAAGGGCACTCGCTCATACACTCTAAATGCACCTTTTCAGCGTCGTTATTGTGCTTTTTTTTGCTTAAAAGCATTCTGTTAATTTCTTCATGAAACTTGCGACTATGCTTTAATTGGCGTATTAATTCAGTTTGGTCCAATACGTTGTTCTCAGAAATCATTTTTTGCAACTGAAGTTTTTGTCTTTCGTCCATACATTAGTAAATCAAATTATATTTATTACCTAAACTTATATATTTTATTATTATATATGTCAAAACCGATTCCAGGAGTAACTTATCCTACTCTAAAACCATTCACGTCCGGAACAGGAAATGCGCGTGATTCAGCAATCGCTGCGCAAACATCAAACGAGACAACACAAAATAAATTAAACCAAGTTGCAGGAATAAGAAAAAGAACAAGAAAAAGAGGTGGCACAGGAAAAGTTGCAGCTCCTCAGATGACACTCAGTTACACTTCTACAGGTGGTCCAGGTCAAGACCCAAATAGTATTATGGCAGCAAATACACAAACCTCTTCCCAAATTCAAGCAAACTCACAATATGATTATTATGCAAGCAAAAGTGGAGGAAACAAATATCGATGGGGCTGCAAAAGTGGAGGAAACAAATATCGATGGGGGTGCAAAAGTGGAGGGAAAAAAACCAAGAAAACCAAGAAAACCAAGAAAACAAAGAAATCCTTTTGACTTTTTTAGATAATGGTTGTAATCTAATAAATATATACTAGTAATATATCATGCCTACAGCAAAAAATTGGTATTATTATATTTTAGTAAATTTAGGATTTGTGGCGTATATTGTTGGAATGTATTACATATCTTCTATACAACAAATCAAAGATAACTGGCCTACTTATCGATGCAACCCGATTTATATGCCTCTGGCAAGTAATTTTGGAACGAATTTTACTTATTGTATTCAAAGTATTACCACAGGTCTTATGGGTGATTTATTGCAACCATTAACGTACATTACGAATAATCTGTCTGGAAATATGTCCTCTTTTATGAATGATATTAACGGAATCCGATCGATGTTTACTAAAATAAGGAATTTTATTTCCGATATTGTCGAAGATATATATGGTGTGTTTATGAATATCATTATCGAATTCCAGAAAATTATTATTGGTATTCGTGATCTGTTTGGAAAAACAATAGGAATAATAACTACCTTAATGTACGTTTTGAATGGAAGTGTTATGACCATGAATAGTGCATGGAATGGCCCAGCAGGAGAGATGGTTCGTGTATTGGGTAAATGCTTTCATCCAAACACCAAAGTTTCTTTAATGAACGGTTCTGTGAGATGCATGAAAGATATTATTTTAGGAGATGTTTTAGAAAATGGTAGTATTGTTTACGGAACGATGCAAATAGCCAACCACGACAAAGAACCATTCTATGTGTTAAAAGAAGGTGGAGTCAATAAAGAAGATGTATACGTCACAGGTTCGCACGTGATGTATGATACAACATTAAACAATTTTATTCAAGTAAAAGATTCAAAAATGGCAACGAAACAAACAGAAACTTCGGAATGGTTTAGTTGTTTGATTACAAGTGACCATATCATTAAAATCGGAAATACACATTTTTGGGACTGGGAAGATGATGATGTTATGGAAATGATTCAACATAAAGAGTAAATAGAAAAACGATAAAACAATAACAATAAAACAAAACAACGATTTGGTTAGATGGGCAAACCTTTATTATCTATATAAATAAAAATGGATATTACGCATAATCAAAAACCTTTACAAAAAGTAATGAAAAAATATGAGAATTTGAGTTATTTGGACCAATACAGTTCTTCCGTTTTATTACTTTTTGTAGCGATTGTTATTATTTTTTTGATTTTATCATACTCTTTTGTAAAAACAAATTCAACCACAATCAAAGAGAACTGGGCAACGGAACGTTGCAAACCATACATAATGCCATTTGCAGGGATGATTAATAAACCAAATAATATGAACGCCGGAGAGTACACACGACAAAATTTTGAATACTGCATACAAAATATTATTAAAGGTGTGACTGGAGATGCCGTACAACCTCTTACTTTTGTAGTGCATATGTTAAATTCTATGGCAAATATGATTAAAGATGGTATTAATTCTGCGAGAGAAATGATCGATGACCTACGTAACAAAATAGAAGCTATTGTAAAAGAAATTATGGGTCGAATTGCCAATATGATGATACCATTACAGCAAATGATTATTGGAATACGCGATATGATAGCAAAAGTACAAGGTGTTGTAACGGCTGGATTGTACACGTTGTTAGGCTCTTACATGACATTACAATCTTTAATGGGTTCTATAGGTCAAATAATAGTAACCATATTAATTCTAATCGCACTAGCAGCAGCGGTGCTTTGGATAGTTCCTTTCACTTGGGGTGCAGCGGCTGCGATGACAGCTATTTTTATTGCTCTGGCCGTTCCTTTTGCCCTTATTCTTGTTTTTCTAAAAGACACTATGAATATTGGTTCGGGGTTAACAATACCTTCTGTAAAATGTTTTGATGAAAACACTCTTATTATGATGGAAGATGGAAGAGAGAAACAAATAAAAAATATTGAAATCGGAGATAAGTTAATAGGAGATGTAGTTACTAGTAAAATAAAAGTAACCACAGAAAATTCTAGAATGTATAATTTGCATGGAATAATAGTTAGCGATTCTCATGTCGTTTATTACAAAAAGAAAAATGAATGGATTCGTGTTTGTGAACATCCAGAGGCTACACAGATAAAATACGATAAGCCTTATTTGTATTGTTTAAATACCCATTCAAAAGAAATTCGAATTCGCGAAGATGTTTTTACAGATTGGGATGAATTGTACGGACTCTTTTTAATCAAAATACAAATGTTATTTTCAGAAAATCAGACTCAAGATATACACAAATATTTTAACACAGGCTTTTCTAAAGAGACGCCTATTTTATTGCAGAATGGCGTTTTACGTTCTATAGAGGAAATACAAGTGGGGGATATTTTAGAAAAAGGTGAAAAGGTATACGGAATAGTAAAAATAGACGGAAGTAATTTGAACAAACAATTTGTTTTTCATTTAGGAAAGAATGTTGTTTGTGGAAGCCAACATTTATACGAATACAATAAATATACCAAACAAGGCGAACCTTTTTTGAAGTACGCAAAATGTGTAAGAATCATTCCAAACAAAGATATACTATTTCATTTGCTTACAGATAAAGGAACGTTCAGGATACATGATATTGATTTTTGTGATTATAATGCTTGTATAGATACTCTTTTAGAAAAGGCAGAAAAAGAGAGAGAAATATACATATAAATGAAAATATTATCTATGAAATATGTATAAACATGATTATTTCTTTATTCGGGATTAAGGTAGAATTAGAAATTCTTATTTTAATAGGAGTTATTTATTTGATTCTAGTCGGCCATACACTTTATGGATGTTGCAGACTGAATGGAATGAAAGAGATGTTTACTGGAAGAGGTAGAGAAGGATTTGTAGGCGCAAACACGAATTACGGCGAATCGTCTAGATACAACTTGGGATACAATAAACCGCCCAATACAAATTCTTGGAGTAAACCGGATTTGACCGTTACAGCTGGCCAACCATTAAGTCCTGGCGTTCAAGCTATTATTAATCGAACTCCGCAACCCGTTCCCTTACCTAAAGGAGAAATATTAATGTTTGCCAACACGCCTTTCAAACCAGAATGTTGCCCGAATACTTATTCTACTAGTACTGGATGTGCTTGCATGACTACAGACCAATACAATTATTTAATTCTGCGTGGAGGAAATAACGCGCCTTATTCAGAATATTAATTTTATCTTTTATCATCTTTTATCATCTTTTATCATTATGGCTTTGTGTATTCACATATTTCACAATAGGTAATATTCATGGTTGATTCTGGACCGATATCAATAACGTCTTTTATAAATCGATGGCAACAAGAGCATTCTATTTTATTTATTTCATCCAAATAGATAATATATTCATCTAACATTTGTTGATAAATTTTCCGGGAATTTATGAATTCTTGGATACATAACGAATCGAACCGTTCTATTTTTTCGTATGTTTCTAAGATGTCTTTTAATTTTTGAATAATTTTTTTATTCTGATTTCTACTTTCGATAAGTGTATCTAGATCCATTATATTATTTATACTTATTTGTTTAGATTGTTTTTATTTTTGTAAAGTGATATATTATTATAGAAAACAATAGTTGTAATGACAATTAACTGTGAGCATTTAGAAGTTATTTTGTTAATGTAATTCATGTATAATTTATACTTGGCGATTGGGTGGTATATAACAAATTCTCTATTATTACTCTTGTCTATATTGAATATAATTTTTGATAAATATATTTTCGACCCATATCGTGTAGTGACAGTTTTCATATTATTTGCCCTTTTAGTTAGCACAAAAGGGTTGGGTCTTGGTTATTAGTCCATTTTTATTCCACTTTTTCATTCTTCAATAATCGTGTAATAAATACTTCATCTAGTCGGCTAGAACGGTATATATTGGTAATTTCGGATGGGGTATAAAAGTACGGTTTTATTTGTTGTAATCGGTCATCCATTTTTTTACCAAAAAAATGAAAATACATATCTGAAATGACCTGGTGAGAGGCATAAGAAAGTTCTAATGAAATATCAATACGTCCTGGCCTTTTTAAAGCTTTGTCTAATTTATCATAATGATTGCTTGTAATTACTAATACTCGGCCTGGAGTTTCACGTATTCCATCCCATAAATTCAAAATATCATCTAAAGTAATAGGGTCATCATTTATAAGAGTCGGAAGTAACATTTTCGTTTCATCATTCTGTTTTATTATTGTATGCATCATATGTTGAATATTATCTGTGCTGTCTAATCCAAATACCTGGTCTTTTAATGTTCTCTCTGTAACAATATCTCCCATACAATCAATATCTTCAATAATAATTATTTTTTTGTCAAAAGAGATACTTTTTTTGGGATTTTCATAATTGTATCGACTCTCGTAATAAAATTCATATAATTGTTTTCGCGTTTTAATCAGTTTTATATTTAAATTCACAATATGGCGTTTTAACGCGACAGCCAAACATTTAATCAAAGACGTTTTTCCTGTGCCGGGTGGTCCATGAAGTCCGATTCCTAATGTATAAGGAATTCCCTTTTGATAATGCCATTCTTCGTTCTCTACAAAAAAATTAATTTTATCGATAAATTCTTGTTTGTTATCAAAAAACATATTCTGAAAACTTCGCGTGGTTTTAAATTCACATTCGGACCAGCACTGTAACGTAGAATCTTCGTATTTTACATTCTCTAAAGTATAGACAAACTGTTTATACTGCCTGTTATTAGCCACTTTTTCTAAATATTTTTGTGTAATATCATCTAAAAAATTCTTTATCTCCTGCAAACTGGAAACGAATGAAAAAATCTCAATAGAAATAGTATCGGTAGTAATTTCTTCTGATTTCCCGGAATTCGTTTTTCCTTCTGTTTTACTTTTTGTTATGGTTGTTTTTGCGTATATTTTCAATTCTCTGTTTATAATAAATTCTTGTTTTTGTGATACAAAAAATAAATCGTTTTTGCTTGATTCATTTGTATCAAAGTCATTACTCTCTGTAATTTCATGAATATCACTATTATCCGTATTAGAAATCATAGCCCATAATGCTTTAAATCTGTCTCCAAAACTAGACGTTATGACTGGACGAGAATAATAACCACCTACCACATTACTAATGTTTCCTCTCAAAAGCACAACTCTTTTTCTAGAAAAGAAAAACCAGGTAGAATAGTTACAATATTTATTGAAGAGATATTCATAATTTATATCTGACCAAGTTTTCATAACAAAACTGACAGC